TGACCAGTGGTCGGACTTTGAAGTGAAATCTGTCGTTAACTTACCGTCAACTTTGCCGGTAAGGAAACCCCAATTGATCAGTGAACGGTCATGGTTAATGTTGTCGATAACCTCGACATAATTACCCACACCCGTAAACCAATCAATGAGCCAAGTCCACGGAATCAAATTATAGATATCCGTAAGACTGGGATAGATTCCAAGTTTATCGTTGTACAAGTGCTCGATAAACTCAGGTGTGTTTACATCTGGAAACCTGAAATTAGCATTTATTACCATGCGAAGTTCAGTGTCTCTCTCAATTCTTGATTGAGTAGAGGCTTCGTACTCTCCAGACAACACATCATATTCAAAGCCGGAGGTCCCCGTATCACTCGAAGGAAACAATCTCTTCGTGCGATACGTTGTATCCTTCCCATTCCGAGATATCAAAAAGTTGATACGTTTTGATATCTTCGTAGGGGCTTTCAACAAGTCCATAGCGTCTTTGACAGTTTGCTTCCACCCAAAGTGGTACGATAAGTACTCTTTGGGGATATCGCTAAGATTGGTTTTGAAGGATCTTACCTTCGCAATCCGCTTAGACGGTATCTTCAGGAGGCGCTCTGTGCGTATGAGGTTCCTAATAGTGTCACGCAATTGTGTAACACCACGAGGAAGATCTCGTAGCTCAACTATATTACGAAAGAGGGTATAGTCTCGGTTAGCTGGCATAGTTGCAGTGAACATCTTAAGAGAGTTCGCTGACATCAAGTCAAGTAACTTAGACTTCTCGTTCGCAATAAAGATGTCAAAGTCGTGTCTGGACAGGCGCCCAGCGTTACCTTGATACGTATAATCATTAGAATCCGTACCCCCAGTGATGGTTTGAAAATCATTGGGAGGCGAATTCAACGTAAAGGTAGAACGCGACGTAGAGGTTGTCCTAACTGATCGGCCCGGTGAGTTGATGAAGCTATGAACAAGTTCGAGCTCACCAACATCCGAGTTAATCAGTCGGGTTCTCTTAGTCGTGTCCAGAGTGTAATCCGGCAAAACTTCTTGCCTAGGCTGGTCAAAACCAGACTCTGCATGAAATGGCGGATTATCGGCCACAGGACCTACATTCCCGGGTATATTTCTCCAGTTGGAGAGACTCGAGTATGAGGTATTGTGAATTGTGCGTTTCACATGGCGGATGTTAAGAACACTATCCGTTGCGCGAATACGCTTCCGATTAGCTGGCGTTACAACGCCGACGGCTGTCCTGAATCCAGAAAAAGGATCAATAGCGAATGCTATCGACTTTATAATGGACCAGGGCATCAATCGGTAAACGAACAGCTCCACTCCTTGCGCTTGGGCGGCTAATTCAGA